GCTCTCTTGTTATTTCATCAGGAAGTTTTGCAGCTAATATTGTCTATTCTGCTCTTGGTGGTAACAGAGCAATTAACGGTAGCAATAATTGGTTGATAGGTGGTTATGCCGGTAAATATGACATTTATACAGGTTCTGGATTTACTGGTGGACCAGCACTGGTCAGTAACAAACCAGTTGTTCAAACAGGTACCTTCACATCTGGTGTTGGCGTCATAAATTGGGTTAAGGGAATAAACTCAGGCACTGGCACAGTTGGATACCCTGGCACTTGTAATTTTGGAGCTGTTGGTAACATTGCAGAATCTCATTTCGGAGGTATTCAAGAAGCAGTGTTTATTGTTGCAAATCTTGGAACGTCTACTAGAGAAACAATAGAAGCTAACCAAACGTCATTCTATAATATTAGTTAGTTTATGAATGTTCATAAAAATATACTATAACTAGCTAAACAAGCGTTACGACGCACATATAGGAGCTATGAATGGCACAAATTGATTGGCAGAGCATTATGAGCGGTAATTCGCAGCCAAAAAAGCGGTACAGTGGTGCGAACATTAAATTCTTCTTTGCTTATAACGAGAACCGAGAAAAGTCGTTAGCGCAAGGTCGTCCTATTTTTGACGAGATTCCTTCCATTTCTATCCAATGGCCTGGCATGGATGAGACGGTTCGTAAGATTGAGCCGCAGGACATGGCAGAGTACCCAGAGATTTACGCTCGATTTAAAGCCGGTTCAGACCCAGTATCCGAAGGTTCACCTTTGGCTGAATGGCCATTGATGACTGGTTCAGCAATGCGTGAATTGCAGTACCTTGGCTTTAAAACCGTAGAGCAGTTATCGGCTGCATCAGACGAAGTAAAACGAAAACTTGGCCCCTTGTCTAAGTTCGTAAAATTAGCCAAAGATTGGCTTGAAGCCGCACAATCAGATCAAGGTGAAGTAGTTAAATTCAAGCAGTTGTTAGACGTTGAAACTTCTCGGCGCAAAGCACTAGAGCATAAGGTTGAGCTTCTTTTGCAGCGTGTCGAAGCTAACGAGGGCATTGACCTTCGTGACCAACGAAAGGAGGTGATCCGTTCTACTCAGGCATTAGCAACGCCTGTTGAAGCTCTGGAAGAAGATATCATCGAAGCTGACGATGAAAGAGACGCAGCACCAGAAGTGCGAAGAAGAGGACGACCTAAAAAAGTATGACGATTTCAACGGTTATTCAAAACGTAGCAAACGAAGCTGGCTATACAGTCGAGACTAACATTCTCGCCTCCAATGAAGTTACAACTAAGCAGCTCCTTGCTATCGCAAATAGAATCAACCGTGACATCTTTGAAGCGTACCCATGGCCCAAGTGTTACGCTTCTGGTTCAATAACGCTGGTAGGAGGTCAGGCAACTTACCAACTACCAGCGGCTTTTTCTTATTATCATTACGAAACCTTTTGGAACCAAAGCACTCGTTGGAGAGTTCTTGGTCCAATGAGTCCTCAAGAATTTGCAGAGATTCAAGGTTTCGGACTTAACACCGCCGTTTACCAAAGATTTCAAATCAGAGGTATTACTAACTCTGAACTTCTTATCTCTCCGACCCCAGGGGCTACCTATGGCGGTGATGTAATCATCTTCGAGTACATTGCAGACCGTTCGGTGCGTCCAGTAATTTGGACCGCCTCTACAGCATTTGCTGCCAACTCTTATTGCTTCTATAACGGCAACTACTATCAAACCACTGCTGGTGGGACTACAGGAGGCACAGTACCTACGCACACAAGCGGAAGCGTGTCTGATGGTGGTGTGACATGGGACTACTATAGCGGTCCTTACAATCAATTCTTAGCCAATACAGACCAAAGTATTTTCCAAGAAAAACTTCTTGAGCAAGGTATCCTAGAAAGGTTTGCAGAGATTCACGGTTTAGACAGCATACGCCCACGATTTGATATGCAACTAAACGAAGAGTTTAGCAGAGATCAGAACGGCAAAGTGTTGTATGCCGGAGGTCACATGCGTGATCCAATGTTTGCTAGAAACGGTGTAGCAGTGTTTGGTACCTGGATATAATTATGAATGGACAAGAGCCAGCAATCACGCAGCAAGACCCAAGAGCGTATTACCTTTGGCTACAAAGCCAACGCATACCAGCAATCCAAGCTGTGCAGATGGTTGAACAAAGATTTGGAGCACCAAAAACACCAGAACAAAGAGCACGAGAACAAGCTAATCAAGCTCAAAGTAATGCGTTAGCTCAAACTGGTGGAACGGTTGGTGGACTGTTGCTTACACAGGAAGCACTCCGTGGTTTTCCTAATTTAGCTGGATTGTTTGGATCTGGTGCAAGCACTGGTGCAGTAACAACTCCTACTCTCCTTGGAGCGCAAACAGTAGGTGGCACTGCTGGAACAACTGTAGCTACTCCAACACTTCTTGGAACGCAAACTACCGCACCGCTGGCTGGTGCAGCACCAGGATCCACTCTTGGAACAATAGGTTCTGTAGCATTGCCTGTAGCTGTAGGAGCAGCGGCATTATCAACAGCCTGGGAAACCGGGATGAAAGACATTCTACGAGGACGCGGGACGAGAGAAGATTACATTAACCAAGGAGTAAACATGGCAACAGGTTTTGCTCCTAACTTGGCTCTCAAGTTGATGGGCAAGCGTTCCATTGGTAAAATGATGACGACCGGCAAGTCTGACGCACAACTATTGCGCGATGATTTCCGTGGCCTCTTAAAGCAAACAGGCGTTGCTGATGATTCCTACAATGTTACTTTAGCAGATGGTTCGCAGTACAATGTAGGTTTAGATGGTAAAACTAAGTTGCAAAATATTGGCGAAAATATTGATAAAAAGAAAACTCGCCAGGCTTGGGATGTAGACTTTTCTAATCCACTTGCTCAATTTGCAGTTCAACAAATTGACCCGATGATTCGTAAGATTTACGAAGGTCAAGATGGTAAAGTTAAACCTGAGCAATACACTGGCATGTTAGTAAATGCCGCTACGTCTAACGCTAAAACTCAAGAAGAAGTTACAGCAAATATCAATGCAATGTTGAGTAGCTCAGAGTTTGCAAAACAAGCCGGTGTAGCTGCACCTCCTGCTACAACATCACGACAAGTAGCGCCGGTAGTTAATAAACCACAAATATCAGTTCCAGAAGAAAAACAAAAAACTAAATCCATCCGTGATGTGCTCCAATCAAACATGGGTAAAAAGTAGGTAATATGGCAAGAAAAACTGCAATGAAAAAAGAACCAACAGTAAGTGTTGCTTTGCCAGCTTCAGAGAAACGACGCCTTGGTATGCCAACTACTCCATCAGACAAGCCACTACCTCAAAGGCTTTCTCCTGGTGTTTATCGCGGTCCTAGGGGTCAGTTACAAACTAGTTCCGGTAGACAACTTGCCCGTTCTGCAACACCACCTACTCAAGCAAGTCGTTTAGTTGATGCAATGAATCAGCAACAACCAGGACAAATTGCTACTCGTCCTCCTGCTCCACTTGGTACACCTGCTGGCAGTGCTCAACAAGATGGTCAAGGTTCAGCACCTATTGGCAACATGATGGGACAAATGCCTCAAATGCCGCAGTTTGATAGAAATCAATTATTGCAACATTATGCTTTTGAGCAACCACAAAGACCTAATTCTATTAGTCAACTTTTGCAGCAAGGTGGACAACAGCAACCACCAATGATGCAAAACCCGCAAATGAGTACGCCAATGCCTGAGCTATCATTTGAACAGTGGAAACAAATGCAAATGTCACAACAGATGCCACAACAATCGGTAAACACAGGCATCTATGGTGGGCCTAGTCCTGCGTTTAATGTTCAGCAACAACAAATGCAACAGCAAATGTCGAATCCACAACAGTATCAACCAATGATGCCATACAAAAGGTAGTTCATGGCTTTTCAGGGTTTTACAGTATCCCCGCCTTACGGGGGATTGGACCTAGTAAGTCCGATTGATAACATGGATCCAGCCTATGCGCTGGACTTAGTAAACGTGTTTCCTGGCAATGCCGCTCCAACCGTTCGTCTTGGTTATACTCAGTTTGCAGATATAGGAGTTGCAACTGCAATCAAATTTGTTGCTCCTTTAATTAAAGCTGATGCAACTAACCTTCTTATTGCTGGAACGGAAACTAAACTTTATTCAGTAACAACCGGTGGCACTGTAACAAATCGAACAGGGACAACCGTTCCAACATCAGGCGACTGGCAAACTATTATTTATAATAACAAAATTTATCTTTGTAATGGTCAAGATAATGCACAGGTATGGGATGGGATTGCTGCTGCTTTTTCTGATCTTACTTTTACTGGCGTTACTTTAAGCAATCTGGTCAATGTTACAGCCTACAAAGAGCGATTATACTTTGTAGAAAAGAACACAGCTAAGATTTGGTATGGTGGATTACAGGTCACTGGTAGTGGTGGCACTCCTGCTCTTACTAGCTTTGACTTTAGTTATGTATTCACACGAGGTGGCTACCTTGTCGGTATTGGTAGCTTCAGCAATACAACCAGTACAACCTCCCAAGACTACTTTTGGGCTTGTAGTTCAGAAGGTGAGATAGTCTTTTACAACGGTGTCTACGCTGGCGACCCTACCACTTGGGGCATTGTAGCTCGTTACGTCATCGGTCGGCCTCTTGGGTATAGAGCCTTTATACGAGTAAACAACGATATATGGGTTATTACTGAACAAGGTATTGTACCTCTTTCTGGGCTTTTTCAATCTGACCCAGAGCAAGCTCTAAACATACTTAGCTATCGTATTAACCCTCTTATCTCTGAGCTTGCTACTCAAGTAGGGTTTGACCATGAGTGGACTGGCTTTTTCTGGCCACAAGGCAGACGAGTATACATCTCTTTGCCAACTTCCGGTTCAGGTTGTTATTTCTTAGTATATTCGATTGATACGAAGGGATGGACTAAGTTTAAACTTTATACAGACGAACACGCTTTATCGAGTTGTTTGTTTAACAAGCTCCCTTTTTATGCTTCTTCTATTGGTATCATTTGGAGTGGCGAAACAGGTCAGGCTGACGCAATAACTTCTACAGATAGCCAAGCAATTACCTTTTCAGCTATTGGAGCATTTAGCTTTTACGGATCACGATCAAACTACAAAGCGTTTAAAGATATTAGACCTATCCTTAAAACTCGTCGTGGCGTTACATTAAATATCGGACTTGATACTGACTTTAAGCAAGGATACGCCGTTACTTCAGTGACATCTCCAACAAGTACATTTACGCCTTGGGGAAGTCCTTGGGGTAGTCCTTGGTCATCAGGAGTTGAGTATACGTTTGATAGGTACGCTACCAAAGGCCAAGGTCATTGTGCAGCAATACGTTTTGGTGGTTCACTAAAAAACACTACCATGCAAATACTAGGATTTGAGATAAGATACGATATGGGTGGTCAGGTATAGTTATGGCAAAGAAAACAACTAAACCAACAGGCAGTGCTAATAAACCTCCAAAGAAAGGAGCAATGGCACAAGACCCTAAGGATAAGCCAAAGGGACTTACTCGTCTTTCTCCTGGCGTTTACAGAGATCCAAAAGGCAATCTTGTAACATCTGGGGGTAAACCATTGCCAGGTCGTGGTCGTCGAGAGGATGAGAAAAAGCCTAAGCCTAAGCCAACCCCAGCAGCACCTACAACTCTGGCACCTCCAACGCCAGAAGAACTTGCAGAGCAGCCATTGCGACAGGGCACAGAAGCGTACACTGATATTACAGGTCAGTTTAAAGAATTTGACCCGTATGAGATGGAACAAAAATATGAGATGGGTTTCACTCAAGAAATGGATAGAGCACGACAAAGCGTGTTATCTCAGTTTGAGCGACGTAATGCAGAGCAGTTTGGACGAGAGCGTCAATCAACCCAACAAGCTATTGCAGAGCGAGGGTTAGATCCAAACTCACCAGCAGCTCAGGCTATGGTGCGTGACCTAAATGATAGAGAAGATAGAGCACGACAAGAAGCTGCAAACGCTGCTGAGCAAGCTGCTTATGGTGTTAATGCACAAGCTTTTGGACAAGCGTATAAAACTGCACTTAGTCCAGCAGAATACTTCCAGGCTATTCAATCTCCATACGTTGCTGGATTGCAAGGTCAATTTGCATCTGAGCAAGAGAAACAAAGATTTGAGTATGAAAAACAACTCAATGAACAGAAGTTCAAACAAGCTCAAAAACTACAGAGATCAGGTGGCGGCGGTCAATCGCAAGATGGAAATGCTTACGCTAATTACGTTGCAAGTATGTACGGGCAACCTCAACAACCACAACAATCTACAGGGCAAGCGGTAGCAACAGGAATCACTCAAGGCACTACTCTTGGGATAGCTAATAGAAGGTAAAATATGGCAGGTGAAGATTTATACGGAGCACTAGCTGGACTTAACTATGATCCAGCAGAAACTGGATATGGCACAAGCTCTCAGGTATTGGCTTCGTCTTTACCTAATTTGATGAACCCTTATCAGGGTGCTGGCACGAACATAGGCATAGCTTTAGGTGGTGCTCTTATAAGCGGCTTGCTTGGCTATCAGGCTAGACAGTCTGCTGCTGAACAATCCTTAGAAGCTAATAGACTTGGACTACAACTGCTAGAAGCTCAGTCTCCACAGGCTCGTTTAGGCATCATAGAATCAACTCCTGACACTGTTATGCAAGGAAAGCTGTTAGGCGTAAATACTCGCCTTGCTGCTCAACAGGCAGCTATGAAGCAACTGGTAGATCAAGAAGTAGCTAAGCGAACAGGTGTAGCTCAATTTGATTTAGGACCACTTGGCACTGCACTTTACGACCGAGACATTCGTAAAGCAGCAGAATTATCTGGTGCAAGACGTATTGGTGGTGGCGGCGGCGGTGGCGGTGGTAGTGTCATTGGTCAACCTGGTACTGTTGGCAAACCGTTGAATATTACCGACCCTGAAACATTAGCTGGCCGTAGAGATGCTTTGATTCAGCGTGGCAGGGACATGGGAATGACAGCAAATCAAGCTCTTGTTTACGCCGAAAAGAATCTTGCTGTTGATACGAGTGCAAATAAAGGTGCAGCAGAGCGCGTTAATAGTTCTCGTGAAAGAGCATTATTGTTTGATGAAATAACCTCTACTGCTCGTGCAGGAGT